TATGTTGGAGAGGGATGAGGACGGACTGTTTAAACATCGTAATCTGGCTATTGTACTACCCAGAGGACATGGTAAGACTGTGTTAACTAAATGTGATATCATTCATGCATTTTGTTACGCAAAAGAACCCTTATTCTACGGTTGGGTAAGTGCTACCCAGAAGTTATCTACTGGTAATATGGATTACGTTAAGACTCATCTTGAGTATAATGAAAAGATAAAATACTATTTCGGGAATTTAAGAGGCAAAAAATGGACAGAATCAGACATAGAGACATCAAATGGCTGTAAACTCATTTCAAAATCAAATATTTCAGGTATTCGGGGAGGTGCTAAGCTTCATAAAAGATATGACCTCATTATTTTGGACGACTTTGAGGACGAGAATAACACGCTTACGCCAGAATCAAGAAACAAGAACGCAAACATGGTTACAGCTGTCGTGCATCCTGCTCTTGAGCCTCTTGATGGACGTCTTCGTATTAATGGTACTCCTGTTCATTATGACAGTTTTATCAATAATCTTATTATTAATTCTGACAGGGCGGAGAGTCAAGGAGATGATTTCTCGTGGAAATTGATCAAGTATAAGGCATTGATGGATGGTGGCGGTATTTTATGGCCAAGTTGGTTTCCAAAGTCTAAGTTAGAGGAAAAGAAAAAGTTTTATGTTGACTCTGGTCAGCCTTACAAGTTCTATCAGGAATATATGATGGAAGTGCAGTCAGAAGAAGACTCTATATTTAACATGAGGCACATTAATTACTGGGAGGGCCGCTATAAGTACGATGAGGATACTAAGCTCAGCTATCTCATTATTGATGGAAAGGAGATACCAGTAAATATTTATGTTGGTGTTGACCCAGCTACAGACTCTGATCGTAGGGATTCAGACTATAGTGTCCTCTGTATAATAGCTTGTGATATAAATAATACCGTATATGTTGTTGATTATCTTCATAAAAGGAATCTGCCAGTATTAGGTATACCAGGTGATGATAGGAAGGGGATTGTGGATCATATATTTGACTACAACACAATGTACCATCCAAATCTTTTTTGTATTGAAGAGACTACGATGTCAAGGCCAGTCTTTCAGTCAATGATGAGTGAGATGAGAAGGAGAAATGATTTTAGCGTAAAATTTAGACCAGAGAAACCTGGGACAAGGTTGTCAAAAAGAGATAGGATACAAGAAGTTTTAGCGCAAAGAATGTCTATAGGGGCTGTTAAGATTAAGAAGAATCAGTTTGACCTACAACATGAGATTATAACATTTGGCCCACGGATGGCCCATGATGATACTATAGATGCCCTTGCCTATGCGGTTAAGTATGCAATTCCACCGCAAGGCCTTAAAGAAAAGAAAGGGCATTATTACAAGCCAGTTAGCCAGCCGAAAAGTTGGGTTATAGCGTAAGGAGTTAGTTATGCCAAGACAAACAAATCAAGATAAAGCCATGGTTGTAAGAGAGTTATGGAATAGAATAAATACTAACTCAAGGCAAAAGTGGGAGAACATTAATCAGGAAAGTCATAATTTTTATCTTGACAATCAATTAACCGATGATGAGGTAAAGGCCCTTGAAAAGCAGGGAATGCCTACTTTTACTATTAATCGTATTATCCCCATAGTTGAGATGCTTTTATTCTATTCAACCACCAGGGATCCACGATGGCAGGCGGTAGGTAATACTGGTGATGATTCAAAAATCGCAGCATTACATACTGATATGGCTGATTATATCTGGTATATTAATAGCGGGAAGGCAAAGTATGCGCAATGTATACAAGATGCTATTACTAAGTCTATGGGGTATTTAAAAGTAAGTATTGATAATAATAGAGATAACGGCATGGGGGAAGTCACTATTGATTGCCTTGAGCCGTTTGACGTGTATCCAGACCCACAGTCAAGGGATATATTATTTCGGGATGCTGCTTTCATATTAACAAGGAAAATTGTTCCTAAGAAGCAGTTGATGAATATGATGCCTGAATATTCAGCTAAAATTAAAAAGACTTCGTCTGTCTCTGAAACAAAGACAGCTATGGCAAAGAAGTATGTTGATGGTGCTGATATTCAAACTTATGATGTACATGAGTTAGCCAGTGTGGATCGTGATGATGAAATGTTTGTGGACTATATCGAACTGTACGAAAAGGTAAAAGTCCCATATTATAACGTATTCTACACAATACAACCAACCCAACAGGAAATTGAACAAATACAGGGTACTGTCAGAAGCCAGATGATGGGAATGCGTGACGAAATGCTTGTGCAAACAAAAGAGCAGCAGGCGCAATTAGCTCAACAGCTTGAGGCTGGGGAGATTATTCAGGAACGCTATGATATAGAAGTTCAAAAATTAGCAACACAGATGGAGGTTCAGCTCCAAGAGCAAAAGGATGCAATGTTTCAGGACATGATGCAGCAAGCTACTAAAGAAGAAAATGTACAAATGTCTGAAAAGGAGTATAATATAGCTATTGAGGGAGAGTTAAAGAATAATATCACTGCTGCCCGTAAGTTTTTCAGAACAAAGATCAGGTTATCCTCAATTGTTGGCGATCAATACCTATATGATACAATATTGCCAGGAAATGAGTATCCAATTATTCCATTTATGTATAAATATACAGGGACACCATTCCCTATGTCTGCCGTAGCACCACTTGTTGGTAAGCAGAAAGAAATGAATAAAGCCCACCAACTTATGGTTCATAATGCATCTCTTGGAAGTAGTTTGAGATGGATGTATACAGATGGATCTATTGATATTGATCATTGGGAAAGGCATGCAGCCGCTCCTGGCGCACTGTTGCCTATTAATAGTGGTTATGATCCTCCAAAAGAAGTTCAGCCAGCCCAGTTATCTGCCGCATTTGCAGGTATTGTTGGAGAGGGAAGGAATGATATGGAGTATCTTGCTGGTATATATTCTTCAATGCAGGGTGATACTGGCCAGCAACATGAGACCTATAAAGGGTTACTGGCACAGGATGAGTATGGGACAAGGCGTGTCAAGGCGTGGCTTGATAATTATATTATGCCAGGATTAAAACATCTTGGTCTTATTGTTAAAGATTATGCTCAATTCTTATATACAGCTGAAAAAGTGTTCCGTATAGTGCAGCCTAATGAAATTGAACAAGAGAAAGAGGTAAGATTAAACGTTCCTCTTTATAATGACTTTGGTGAAGTTATAGAATTGTGGAATGACTACGCTTCAGCCCAGTTTGACGTTAGGGTTATATCTGGGAATACATTACCAGTGAATAGATGGGCATATCTAAATGAATTAAAAGAATTATTCCAGATGGGAGTTGTTGATGATATGGCAGTATTAGCTGAAACTGATATACGCAATAAAGAGCAGATTGTTGAGAGGAAGTCTATATTGATGCAACAGCAGCAGCAAATTAACCAGCTGGAGGAGCAAGTTAAAGGTATGAAGGGTGATAATGAAACTTTAGAAAGAATGCTCGTACAATCGGGTATTAAAGACAAGGTGCGACAGGTAGAACACGACATGCGCAAGAAACTCGTGGACTCATCTGCTAAGGTTAAAGGCGATCAGGCTGTTAACAAGGCCCAACTTGATGGAGTAACTAAGAGTGCTAACACTGCTCTTGATAATTACAAAAAAGACCTTGCCCGTGACCGTGAAATCCAGGCCGCACAGACGAAGGTAACACCGACTAAGAAATAACTTGCATGATACTTTAATGTATCATTAATATAGGAAGAATGTATTATGGCTAAAACTAAAGGAAACTCTATAACGAAATCTGTGGTAGACTCCGCCAGTGATATGTTTGATGCTCTGGAAAAGGGGATTGAACCGCAATTAACATCGGATCAGGAGCCAAAACCAGAACAAGCTGCCGTCAAGCCGAAGGTAGCAGAAAAGGAACAGGTAACTCCTCAAAAGGACTCCAATAGCGAAGAATGGGAAGGTAAGTACAACAATCTCAATAAACGCTACCAGGATTCTTCTCGTGAAGCCGTTCGTTTAAAGGCTATTAACGATGAGAATGCGAAATATAGTTCTTTGATAAGTGTAATGAAAACAGATCCTAACGTAGCTGGGATGGTAAAGGAATATCTTGAAACGGGTGGTAAACCCAGTCAGATAGCCCCCCAGGTTAGTGAGGATTTTATTTTCGACCCAGATGAAGCTATTCGTGATCCAAAGTCCGAATCTGCCGAGGTTTTTTCCAGTGTTGTTCGCAATATTGTGAAAGAAGAGGCTATTGGGATTAAAAAGGAAAGCGACCAGAAGTATCAGGAGATTCAGAAGCAGCGTGATTATGATCAGACTCAGGCGGCACAGCGTGCTCAAGCTGAGGAATGGTACAAATCAAAAGGTATGTCGAAAGACCAATTTGTCAATATGATGGATAAAGCTGAGACGATTAATTTTGATTATGATCTTATTAACGAATTGGTTAACAGACCAGCTCCTGCTCCTAATGCAGAAGGACAGCGTCAAAGGATTCAACAGCAGATGGAAAGGGCAGGCTCTATTCCAGAGTCTCCTGCCGCTACTAATAGCATCCCTGAAGAACCCGTTGAACAGGAAAGACTCATTATGGGAGCACTCAAAGAATTAGATCGGCCATTTAAGGAAGAACTGTTCGAGTAGGTTTATACTTCTCGGACTTAATTAATAATCTCAATTAAGGAGAAGAAATAAAATGGGAATTCAAAATTATGGAGGGGCTGAATTTTTAAGCTCCGTTTCTGGCAACACTGAAACCAGAAATCCCGCTGACGGTATAGCCAGTTTATCGACTGGTGATCTTAGGCGTAAATATGATTTTTCCAATGACTTTACAGAACTTGGAATAGATCAGACCCCTTTTTTCCGATTAGTGAGCAAGGTGGGGAAGAAACCGACTGATGACCCCATGTTCAAGTTCACGGAGAAAAGGCAATCGTGGTTCCGCAGGTATGGTTATGTTGTGGGCTACTTAAATTCATCCGATGCAGTTACTCTCGATGAGGCAAAGCTGAGAAATACTTCAGATGCTAATATTGACACAGGTTCTGTTG